ATATGGGTATATTGTCTGCTTTGGGAATTACAAAAAATAAAGAATCCGTACAAGCGCAATACGCCCCTGCCATTATGGACACAGCTTATGGCTATGGTTCATTTACAACTGGTGTTGGTAATTTTCCTGGTGGATTAGATCGTAATTATGCGATGCAAGTACCTGCTGTTAGCCGTTGCAGAAATCTTATTGCTGGTGTAGTTTCCTACCTGCCGTTGAAGCTTTACAAAAAGTCAAACGGTGAGGAGCTGGGGAGCCCTCTGTGGTTAGAGCAACCAGACTATCGGCAGCCAAGATCCGTCACGTTAAGTTGGACTGTCGATAGTCTTTTATTTTATGGAGTTGCGTATTGGAGAGTTACGGAGCTCTATGCCGATGATTTAAGACCATCAAGATTTGAATGGGTTGCAAATAATCGGGTTACATTTACAACAAATAAGTTTGGCACAGAAGTAGAAGAATACTTTGTCGATGGCGTAAGAGCACCAATGACTGGTATTGGCTCCCTAGTTACATTTCAAGGATTAACACAAGGCGTATTAACTACAGCAGCACGTACAATTCAAAGTGCATTAGATATTGAAAAAGCAGCAGCTGTATCTGCACAAACTCCAATGCCAAGTGGATACATTAAAAACACTGGAGCAGATTTACCAGAAGCCCAGGTATCAGGATTATTAGCACAATGGAAGCAAAGTAGACTTAATAGATCGACAGCATATTTAACTAGCACACTATCTTATGAAACTACAGGATTTTCTCCTAAAGATATGATGTATAACGAAGCGCAACAATATTTGGCAACTCAAATTGCTAGAGCGATGAACGTACCTGCATATTACATATCCGCAGATATGAATAACTCTATGACCTATCAAAATATTATTGATGGTCGCAAAGAGTTTGTTGCCTACTCACTACAGCCATTTATTTGCGCTATTGAAGACCGTTTATCTATGGATGATATAACCCCACGTGGCCATATCGTTAAGTTTGCTATCGAAGAATCATTCCTACGTGCTGACACAATGAAGCGACTAGAAGCAATAGAGAAAATGTTGCAACTTGGTTTAATTGATGTAGATGACGCAAAGGAAATGGAAAATATGACACCAGAAGGCAGGGAAGTAGAAGATGATACTTACATTCAGTAGCCAGGTAGAGGCATCCGATTCGGAGCGCAGAATTATCTCTGGCAAGATCGTGCCATTTGAAGAAGCGGGCAATACCTCTGTTGGTAAAGTCGTATTTGCTAAAGGCTCAATCGAAATAGGCGATCCAGGCAAGGTTAAGATGCTTATGCAACACCGCCCAGAGAAGCCAATCGGTAGAATGCAGAAATTTCAACAAGCAGAAGATGGCATCTACGCTAGCTTTAAAATCAGCGCATCAATGCAAGGTCAAGATGCTTTAATCCTGGCATCTGAGGCTTTAGTCGATGGCCTATCTGTTGGAGTTGATGTAAACAAGTCAATTCAGAAAAAAGATTATTTATATGTAACTAGCGCAACCCTACGTGAGGTCAGCCTAGTTGAAACGCCAGCATTTAGTGCGGCGCAAGTAACTAAAGTTGCTGCAAGCGAAAGCGAAGCAGAGGACACAAACCAAACAAAAGAAAGCGAGGCTCCTGTGGAAGATTTAGCAACAGCGCCACAAGAAGCAAAGGCAGAGGCTGCTACTCCTACAGTAGAAGCTGCTCGCCCAGTAATTACAGCACCACACATTCAAACATCTGTACGTTCGCCAATTAACTCAATGGCAGCATACACAGAGCACAAAATTAAAGCTGCACTAGGATCAGACGAATCAAAGTTGTACATCGCTGCGGCTGATGATTCATTCTCAACTAACCCAGCATTTAATCCAACACAATACTTAACAGAGTTTGTAACAAATACACGCTTTGGAACTCCAACAATTGATGCCTGTTCACAAGGCGTTTTACCGGAAGTTGGTATGTCGATTAGTGTGCCTTCACTCGTCACTTCTGTGGCAGGTGGTACAGGTGTAGCACCAGTAGTAACTGTTGAGGCAGAAGCTGGAGCAGTTGCTAATACAGGTATGGAAACTGCTTATCTAACTGGCACAGTCCAAAAATATTCTGGTATGAACACGCTGAGCGTTGAGCTCCTTTCCAGAGCGGGCTATCCTGGCTTTTATGCAGAATTGACACAACAGTTGCAAAATGCTTATTTAACAGCTATTGATACAGCTGCATTAACAGCACTGTTGGCTGCTGGTACAAACGGATCAGCTACAACTGCTGATAGTGATGGAATTATTGCTTACTCATCAGAAGCAGCATCATTAATTTACAAGAACACTGGTTATTTTGCACAGAATTACATTGGCAACCCAGCACAGTATCAAGCTCTATTAGGTGCTACCGATACAACTGGTCGCCCAATTTACAATGCAATTCAACCAATGAACGCAGCCGGACAAGTTGCACCATCTTCAATCCGTGGAAATGTATTAGGACTTGATCTATACGTAGACAAGAACTTCTCAGCCACTACATTTGATGATGGATCAGCAGTAATTCTTGCACCAGAAGCATTCACTGTTTACCGTTCACCACAAGCGTTTATGTCAGTAAACGTAGTATCTAACCTACAAGTACAGGTTGCGATCTACGGATTTATGGCAACAATCGCTAAAATGCCTTACGGAATTATCAAGTACGCAAAGGCCTAATAACACAATCAGTAATCCCTGGGGTTTAGTAGCCCTAGCCCCAGGGAGCTTTATTTAAAGGAGTAGAGATGGCAGCCACGTTTGTAACCAAAGCCGAGTTACGTGCTAACTTAGGTATTGGCTCTCTCTACAGTGATGCAACCGTTGAAGAAGTCTGCCAAACAGCAGAAGATTTATTAAAGCAGTATCTTTGGTATAACGATGCGCCAATAGTGGCAGCAGGATTACAAAATAATGTAGCAACTTTAGTATTAGCAAACCCAGGTATATTTGTAAAAGGTCAAACAGTAGCCATAGAAGGTTGCGGATCTACCTATGGTGGACAGCACACAATTACAGGAACTATTCCAGGCATTACAGTGCCAGTCAGTATTAGCACAGCATTTTGGTCTTATTTTAGTAACTACCAATGGCCTAACGGTTATTCATTTATACAGTTTGCAAAGGTACACGCAGACGATCCATTCCATCGCATAATTCCTAGTGGTAAAGCATCTGGACAAGACACGAAAGAAGCAGATTACAGTGCGATCCCTGCCATTCGGGAAGCGGCGATGATAGTTGCCGTAGATATCTGGCAAGCACGTCAAGTAAGCCAGACAGGCGGGGTAGGTATGGATGGGATCAGTGCCAGCCCTTATCGGATGGGTTATCAGCTGATTAACCGAGTGCGTGGTCTCATCCAGCCTTATTCAGCACCAGCATCTTTGGTTGGCTAATGGCATCGATAACCACCCTACGTGGCACACTAGCAACCGCTTTAACAAACGCTGGAGTATGGTCTACTTTTAGTTTTCCACCAGCAACTTTGCTTGCTAATAGCGTTGTAGTAACACCTAGCGATCCTTATATTGTGCCAAGCAACAATAGCCAGACAAGCATCGCACCTTTGGCTAATTTTAAGATTTTAATAACCGCTCCTGCATTTGACAATCAGGGCAACCTAAAAGGCATAGAAGATTTTATTGTGGCAGTAGTAACTAAACTAGCGGCATCCACCCTGGTTTACAACATATCAAGTGTCTCCGCTCCAGCTATCACAAACGCAGCTAGTGGAGATTTATTAACATCAGAAATAACCGTATCAATCCTAACGAGCTGGAGTTAAAATGAGCACACAGGCAGAGGACTTAGCCTTCTTAATTAAGACAGGCCAGATCAAAGATGCACCAAAGAAAGAAACATCAACCAAGAAAGAAGAGGAATAATAATGGCTGGTATATATTTAAATAATAACGTAGGCGTTAAACTGGCTACAGCTGCTGCGCCTACTACACCATCTATTGACATTAGTTCATATGTAACCAATGCAGTAATCAATCAGGTTGCCGATGAATTAGAAGTCACTGCGATGGGCGATACAGCACACAAGTTTGTTGCTGGTTTACAATCAGGCACCTTAACACTTGACTTCCTGAACGACTGGGATGCAAGCAAAGTAATGCAGACTTTAAACGACGCATTTGGCAAGACTTTATCCGTTTCAATGATTACCGTTAAAGGCACAGCAGTATCAGCAGCTAACCCAACCTACCAATTCTCAATTTTGGTAAATAACCTAACCCCACTGGGTCAAGGCGGCGTGGCTGAGATCGCTACCTCTAGCGTTACCTTTACGATAAACTCCGCAGTAACAGTATCGCCATCAGTGGCGTTCTAACTAAGGAGCAATAATGGCAAAGCTAAAGATAACAAGGGCTAATGGAGAAATATCCGAGCACAAGATAACTCCAGGTGTCGAGTACGCTTTCGAATTAAAGTATGGATCAGGTATTAGCAAAGTCCTGCGTGAGCATGAGAGGCAAACAGAAATATTCTGGCTTGCTTATGAATGCTTACGCAGGGCTGGCGCACAAATACCTTTATGGGGATCTGAGTTTATTGACACCTTAGAGACCGTTGAGGTATTAGACGAAGAAAAAAAATAATAGAGCGGTCTTCAATACTTTACAGCATTGCACAGTTGAGCGTAGAGACTGGGATACCGCCTAGCGAGTTTTTAAATATGGATACGGAAATGTACCGAGCAATCGTGCAAGTCCTAACCGATAGAGCTAAGGAGATCAGAAATGCCAGTCGAAGTCGTAGGCGTTAAAGATGTCCTGAACGGTTTAAGTTTTTTTGATGAGGATTTGCGCTTGCGTGTTAGTAGAGCAATAGATCCACTAATGCGACAAGTAGCAGAAAAAGCCAAAGGCTTTGTGCCTAGCGATGCCCAAGTATTATCTGGTTGGTCTAAACCTATATCTAGCTCAATCAGTTACAGGCCATTTCCTAAATACAATGCCAGCGATGTTAAGGCAGGTATTGGATATAACCCTGGCAAAAACACAGCCAACAAATATGGCTGGCAAGTAAGCCAATATGTTTACAACGTAAGCAGACCAGGATCCATATATGAAACTGCTGGCCGCTTAAATCCACAAGGCCGAGCACCTTTCCAGATGACACCATCTAAAGGCGCAAGTGGAACATACACTAAGAGATCATCTAAGAGCCGAGCATTCGAAGAATACAAATCTAATAACCCATTTGCTAGCCAACAGTTTATAGCTGCATTAGAGCCAGTTACTAAACCAAAGCGAGTGCCTGGTACTCGTGGTGTTGGTGGGCGCAAGATGCAAGGTCGCTTGATTTACAAGGCCTGGGCGCAAGATAGCATTAAAGTTTATGAGGCAATACTTAAAGCTATTGATGGATCTACCGTAGAGTTTAAACGCAGGACAACAATTAAGAAGGCAGCATAATGGCCAATATTTATGTAGCAGCGCAATCGACTTGGAATGGTAAAGCCCTAAAGAAGGCTAAAAAAGATATAAGCGTATTTGACCAACAAGTCAAAACATTAGGCAAAACATTCGCTGGCGTCTTTGGTGCTAGGGCATTATTCAATTATGGCAAAAATGCAGTTAAAGCATTTGCAGCCGATGAAGCAGCAGCCAAAGCATTAGAGTTACAGTTAAAGAATACAGGCAACGCATTCTCGGCACCTGCTGTAGAAATGTATATAGCCAACCTGCAAAAAACCACAGGCGTTATTGACGATCAACTAAGGCCAGCATTTCAGCAATTACTAACCGTTACCGAATCAGTAGTCCTTAGCCAAGCAGCTTTAGATACAGCACTAAACGTTAGCGCAGCCACTGGCAAATCATTAACTGAGGTAGCCGCAGCATTAAGCAAAGGATATGCGGGCAACACCACAGCATTAACTAGATTAGGTGCAGGCCTAGACAAGACCACTTTAAAGAGTGGTGACATGAACAAGATACTAGAAGAATTAAATCAGAAGTTTGCAGGGCAAGCACAAGCAAGATTAACCACCTATGCTGGCAAATTAGACTTAATGAATGTAGCCGCTAATAATGCTAAGGAAACTATAGGCAAAGGTTTATTAGATGCTTTAACAATCATTAGCAAAGATAAGAGTATCGCTAACCTAACAGGCGACTTTGAAAAACTATCTGCTGGCATAGCAGGTACTATTGTTGATCTAGCAAATCTAATTGCTAAATTGCAAGAAATCCCAGGGCTCAACTTTGTTTTTGATGTTAAAAACATTCCTGTACTTGGTTCATATTTAGATTACCTAATGAATAGAGGCGGCCAGGCTCAGGGTTATACAGGCACACCATTTGGTCAGGCAGGATCAGCTAGTGATGCAGCCAGGCTTGCTGAACAGAAGCGCATTAGGGATGCTGCTAAATTACGTACAACTGAAAATGCTTTAATCAAAGAAAAAAACGCATTAGAGGATTTAAAGAAAAAATATGACGTTGAGCGTATAGGTTTGATGTTGGCGTTAAATCAAGCCACCGATGAAGAGACCAGATTACGTGTCGCTGAGAAATTAGCCATATTAGATGGCAACGCAGCTAAGGCTGATCAATATTTAGCAGATACAGAATTAACTTTCCAAACAAATCAACTGGCTAAGTCTATGAATCAAGCAGCTAACGCAGCTTTATATTTTAGCGACTGGGCCACATATAGAGCAGGTGAACGTGGCGATGCAAGTATTGTTAGCAGCGCAGGGGGCGGTGGCGCAGTAGGGGTAAGCTCCATTCCAGCTCCTAGTATGACAATGGCTAGCGATTATGCAGCTTACCGAGCAGGCGAGCGTGGCGATATTAACATCACAGTAGAAGGATCCATACTAAGCGATCAAGATTTGACCGACACCATTCAGCGCACCATATTACAAATTAACAAGCAAGGCCGTGGCACAACACCTGCTGGTGGTCTATCTGGTGGCACATAATGGCAGTCCCAACAATTAATGCGATAATTAACTTTAGCACTGGGCCTAGCACTGCCCAAGCCATGCAATTAGATATTGGCATGTTAGGCACAAACGTGTTAGCCGATGCCGTTGCAGTTATTGTTGATGTATCAGATCGAGTTCAATATGTGCAAACTAATGTAGGCCGTAATGCACTAGCCGATCAATTCCAAACAGGACAATTAACGTTGAAAATAGTCGATCAAAATGGCGACTTTAACCCAACTAACCCAGCAGGACCGTATTATGGATTATTAACGCCAATGAAAAAGGTTCAGATAACCGCTAACTACAATAATGTTACTTATCCTTTATTTTCAGGATTTATTACAAGTTATGTAAACACCCAACCAAAGGATGCAACAGAGGTTGCCTATACAACTATTCAAGCCGTAGATGCCATGCGCTTGGCTCAGAATGCTCAGATTTCAACGGTGACAGGTGCGACTGCTGGTAATTTATCAGGCACACGCATAAATCAAATACTAGATCAAATATCTTGGCCAGCTACAATGCGTCAAATAGATCCAGGAGAAACTACATTACAAGCAGATCCAGGTACCGCACGCACATCTCTAAGTGCTATGCAGACCGTTGCTTTGTCAGAATATGGGGCAATATATGTTGGCTTTGATGGGTCATTTGTATTTAAAGACAGACAAACTGCTACAGCTTCTATTGGTGGCACACCAACAGTATTTACTGATGATGGCACAGGCATTCCATATGCCAATGCAGCTTGGAAATTGGATGATTCCCTAATCTTTAACTCAGCACAAATATCCAGGACTGGTGGCACAGTTCAATCGGCAAGCAATCAAGCCAGTATTGACAAATATTTTATCCATTCATATAACCTGCAAGATTTGCTAATGCAGACCGATGCCGTGGCTTTGGATTATGCCAGAGCATATGTGGCTAGCCGTGCTGAGACCACTATTCGATGCGATGCAATAGAGCTGGATTTATATACCCCTAATTACGATACAGGCATAGTTGCAGCTTTAAACCTAGATTTTTTTGATCCCATTACGGTTATCACTACTCAGCCTGGTGGCTCGAAGCTGGAGAAAACCCTGCAAATCTTTGGCGTGGCAAACATGATTACACCTAATAGCTTTAGAGTGGTGTTTACAACGCTAGAACCTGTCATAGATGGGTTTATACTAGGCAACGTAGATTACGGTGTCTTAGGGCAAAACGTACTTTCATACTAAGGAGATAAAATGGCAACCTGGCCAGGCGCAACGGGCGATGTAGTAACTTCCGCTATGTGGAATGGGCTACCAGCCTTTGATGTAATTGCAGATAAAACCACTGATTATACAGCTGCAAATGGTGA